GTTTTCATGTGTAGCACAGGGCTGTCATTTGACATTCCGCAAGGTTATGCGTTGATGGTTTACAGTCGATCAGGCCATGGTTTTAACCATAACACGCGATTATCTAATGCCGTTGGCGTTATTGATTCAGGCTTTAAAGGTGAACTGATGGTCAAGCTAACATGCGATCGCCAGTTAACATACCATCCGGCCGAAGGTGATCGCATTGCGCAAGCCATGCTGATTCCTGTTCCAGTGGTTGTATTTGACGAAGTCGATTCACTGTCAGATAGTGATCGCGGAGAAGGCGGGTTCGGGAGTAGCGGAAAATGACAAAACCATTTGAAACAGAAGACTTTAGCGACATCAAAACTCAGCCAATGGAAAAGCTGATCAAGCTGCGAGATCGACGAAAGCAGAACTGGATGGAAATGCAGAAGGCGGCCAGTGAAGAATATCGGCTTATGTGGGAAGTGGAAGACGAGATTAACAAGAGGCTTGGATTATGAGTCACGTTACACCAGGAAAGAAAACAGAAACGCCAGTTAATAAAAAAGACTTCTGGAATACCAGCGATCTTGCAATTAATGACGCTCTGGCATTGTGCGGAATCATAAGCTTTGATATGGATGCTTGCTCAACATCAGAGGCAGAATCGAAAGGATTTAATTTTATCTCACCAGAAGAAGACGCTCTGGTAGAGGAGTGGAGCGGTTACGTTGGATCTGGAGTTAGATCGGTATGGTGCAACCCTCCGTTCTCTCAAAAAGAGTTATTTTTGAAACGAGCAAAAGAGCAATCGATAGGTCATAATCTAACTGTGTGCTGCATGATCCCTTTTGAGCCTTGCACAAAGTGGTGGCGTGAGTTTGTTGGCGATAAGGCAACGTTGGTTTATGTGCCAAGCGGGCGATATAATTTCATCGATGACGAAACAAAGAAGGAAGTAAAAGGTGTCAATTTCTGTTCGTGCTTTGTGGTGTTTACTCCGCTCTACACAAAAGAAGCGATCATGATTAATTTTGAGCGTGGATTTGCAAGCAAAAAATAGCCCTCGTGAGAGGGCTTTTAAACAAGGAGTAAGCAAATGAACAACAAGGATGAAACAACCAGATGGAGATGGAGCAATTAAGTTAATGTTAGTCCTTGTTTTAGTTTGCGTCAACTTTTCGTTGAATCAGGGAAGAAGACACCAATCGCGCCAGCTACTGCGACGCCAGCACTAATGACCGCTTCTTGCACATCTGGCGCAACTTGAACGCCGAACGCTGTTAGTAACACGCGATACCGCGCCATGTTGATGCCTCTTTCAATCGAGCTAGTAAGTAAGCCATATTTTACCCTCTTTATTTTGCTGCTAATTTTAGGTTTGACGCCACACGTCGAGCCCAGCCTTTACCGAACGTTGAAAATGTTTTCAGTGCCGCGTAAAACTCGATACGCTCTGCATTAAATAACATGACAATTTGAAGATCATCAAGTTTGCTAATTGCCGCGATAGTTTTAGCTCCGATCACGCCATCGTCGGCAACTGACAGGGCCCGCTGTAAAAACTTCACAGCCTGCGAATTTCCGTGATTTACACCCGCATCAAACAACTGGAATGCAACAACAAACGGAAATTGATCGCATTGTAACTTGTCCCAGTACATCTTTCTGTAGATGGCTTTAGCGGTCTCTTTCGGCATGGTGCGCATATCACCAGTGTAGCCGTTAGCAACTGCGACCGTCTTTGTGATCCCCCAGTTGGTTTCCCCACCTGGATCTTTCGGGTCGTTAACGTAACCGCCCTCATTCCCGATCAACAAATCGAACGCCTTGTCGAAATCGCTCATATTTCTACCCTCATATTTTTACCATTATGCGCCGTTTTTCAGGCACAAAAAAGCCGCACTAGGCGGCCATTAACGAAGATTTACTTTTCTATCGATCTCGCCATGTTTGCCGCACTATCCGATGCAGGCTGGCAAGTTGATTTGTCTTTGATGCACCGCTCAACCTCCTTGCTTTCGATCTCAGTTACCAGTTGATGCAGCTTTACCCACTCTGAATTACCGGTGTAGTTGGTTGTTTCGTGCTTTATTGGCTCATTGCAGCCAACCAGCAGCAATATGGCGAATAGTTTCTTCATAACTGCATTGCTCTCGTCATCATTGAATGAATGCTAGTATAGGCGTTTTTAGGGATTAAATGCGCAATGCTTGCTGATACCTTTCTAGCCGCTGGCTGTTTATCTTCATATTCCAAGCGCGGAGCTTTTGGAATGACAATTCCAGCTTTCTTTAAGTGATACCGAAGCGCACCAGCATCAACATCCAGTTCCGGAGCAATGTCGCGCGGATATTCACCATTTTTTACTCGCTCGATAACAACAGCGATCTGCTCTTGCGTTAGCTTTGCAGATCCTTGTGTGCGGTTATATTCAATCTTTGCTATCACGTCGGCTCGTCCAGTTGCGCGTAGTGATGCTGACACAGTCTGCTTTGCTGCCCCATGAATTTCTCCTAGGCTTGCCAGTGTGTGACGCTTTGCCAGATAACCGCGAATTTCGTCTTCTGTGAACTCAATAACTCGTTTTTTGCTCATGTTGTTTTACTCCTTGTTAGCCAAAAATACAGCCTTTGCAAACCCTCTTGGTGTTGCGCTGCGAATGTTTTTTGTTTTAAGTGACTTTCCGCCACACTTTTTCCACCCTGGATTTTCTTTGTGTAGTGGCGATACTGGTTTTTTCATTGGCTCAACAAACCCACTCCCGCACCAAATACTTGTTGATTTATTGTATGCGTCTCTCCACGGGTAAATTTCAGGGTAAATTGGATTAACATCATTAACAGGCAGGTATCCTCCAAAATCGCAAGGGTTAAACTTAAAGTCTGGCTTTCTGTAAAGCGTTGAAAGAACGCCGACTGGATTCTCAAATCCCCATGCGCAACTAAATTTATCAGCGACCATTTTAACCATGTGCGCAAGGTTTATAGCCTCAATCTGAAACATCGGGTTTTCATTTCTCTTTGACTCAAAATGCTTTGCCCCTGCGCATGTTAGGTTTGTGCATTCAGGAAACCCAAACACAAAGCAAACACCATCTCCAACAATGTTTTTTATTTGCTCAACGTGCTCAGCGGTTTTGTACGCATCAAACCACATTCCAACTTTTACATGCAGTCCATCGCGTTCAATTCCAGGTTTATGCTGCCCGTCAAAGCACCAGCACTCATAACCATCCTCAACCCAGGGTTGAGCCATGATTCCGGTATAGTCATACAGAAAAATCGCTTTCTTCATTTTTATTTACTCCTTATTTTGTTATCTAAATAATAACTCAAACATAATCACATTTAGTTGATCTAGATCACTGTTTTGTTATCGGCAGTGAATGATAATTATCTCATCGAAACGAACAAGGAATAACAGAATGAAACAACAATACAACGTAGACGACCACGCGCAGCACATTTTTGAGACGCGCCTAGATGATTTTTTTAATTATCTGGCAACGCAAAAAAATCTCTATGTGTCGCTGTGGTGGATGTTTGACGATGCGAAAGAGTACAAGCACCGCCAGCAGGTTTCGGTATTCATCAAGCGCAACCAGTGGAAACATCACGTCTTCCGAATGTTGGACGATGGAAACAAGCATGCGTGGTTATTGCTGACTAATTTCGCAAAGTCAGAGCGCGAATCTAACGAATGGGATATTGCAGCGAGTAAAGCAGATGATTTGCATTAAACAGATCGCGGACGGGTATCGAAACAAGCGCGAAATCAGTGATGACGATGCAAGAAATTTTGTTCGCATGGTTGAGCATGGCATGAGCATTGATTCTGTCATTGAGATCATGGCTGGCAAGCGATGCACATATTCGAATTCTGATTCATCTTTCAGCAGAAGAAGCTGGTACATAGGTAAGCTAATCAGAAATGAAACCGTGCGTCAATCAGCGTTATTTTGCGCGTTACTTGGAGTTAAAAGAATTATGCTTGCAGAATTCAACGATGCGAAATTTGACGATCTTAAAAGTGCCAGCCTGTGGTTGCAGCTTCACGGATATTCAAAACTATCTCGACATCAGTATCGCGACTGCATTCAGGCTTGGATCAAAAAAGAATCGGTAGCGAAAGTGCAATCACTACCGTCTGGTAAATTTTTAGTGCAGGAGTTTAAGATTGTATGATTGTATCAGACAAGCAAGGCGATCGGTTTAGTGTATTCCGCAGCATGGATCAGCATAAGCGCACGGTCTTGGTGATGGGTAAATTATCGCCAGTCGAGCCAGTTATGCGATTGGCTATTGCAAGCGGCAGCAATCCTGAATTGTGGCACATTATGGGTTCTGCAGCTATCACGCAAGATGATGTATTGAGATATTACGAATTAACAAAAGTGTGATTTAGATCAATATCTGTAATTACAGGTATGCTATTATTACTTCATTGAAACGAAACAACAAACCGGAGTAATAAAAATGAGAGTGACTGATGCGGTGATTTTACTTTCTTGCGCCTTGAGGAGCGCAGGGATTCAATTTTCTGACCACATGGCTGAGACAGGCAGTTATTATTTTTCAGTTGGAAATTTGCAAATTCGCGTATCAAATCACTCTGGTCATTCCATGTCTCGCCGTGAGTTTAGCGTTAGAACTGACGCACAAACAAAGTCAAAGGATCGCGTATATAACGCAAAAGATATCTCCATCTTGGTCAAGAAAGTTTCAGAAGTTTTAAACAAGGAGCAACAAAAATGATCACAGGAAAATTAGTAGATGCAGCAGGAAAGCCGCGCGAACCGTTTATCACTGGCTACGCAACGATGAATGAGGCTTATCTTGCATTGCAGGAATCATGGCCGGTAGTGACTGAGCGCAACCATAACAGCATGACATTAGCAGATCAGCAAGGCTGCCGGTTAATTTTACAGGAGTGCAAGGCATGAACTTCACATACGATGAGCTTTCAAAGCTGAAATATGCAGCATCAAAACTACTTGAAGCTGTTCACCAGATAGAAGCGGTTAATATCACAACTGGCGGCAACGACATTTTAACGCCGCAAGAGTATCTCGATTCTCTGCTTGATGACGTAGATTCAGCAAGCAAAACAATTATGCAGGTTACTGCAATCAATGGAGATGATAATGAGAAATCTATTTCCATTAATCTTGATCGTGTTTGTGATTGATGTTGTTTTAACGTTTATGCTTTATTCGGTCAGTTAAAAGCCCCGTAACGGGGCTTTATTCTACTTTGTTTCTAACAAACCGCATCGCCATTACTCTAACCCACTGGCTCCCAGCCATACCAACCATGCCGCCGATGAAATAATCCCACCCCTGGTAACCCATCGCGTGCACTGCCGAGCCAATAGTAAAACTGATTGCCCCGCACAACAGCGATTCAATCATGATGCGGCTGAACTTACTCTCTTCTTTATCGCGCAAGATGCGCAACACTGACATTAAAATTGACATAATGACACCCCAAATCGAACTATCAACTTCCCGTAACCAGTTGATCATCTCCTGCGCCCTCTCGTGCAAAATTTTCATAATACTATCATATCTTTACTTAATCCGGCGCTGTTGCGTTATCATAGGCGTAAACATTGGCACTATAATTGACCGCTTCAACTGCAATATCGAATCGCCCAGACGGGGCAACCTTGGTTACGATCGCCGGATAGCCGTATTCTGTCGATGTACCGAATAGCAAATGCGGCGGCTCTTGTGTGCCGTTAATTGTCGGTAGCGGTTCAGATCCGATGGTTGCCAGCAGGTAAAAATCACTTACTTTAGTGCATGGAAATGGGCCTGCAATTTTGCCGTTAGCCTTGCGCCATGAAACAACGTGCGCTGCGCCATCTTTCCATGTGAACATTTCAGAAGATTGGATCAGCGCCTTGTCAGATCCTTGCGCCTGAATGCTCCACATAATTCCTGACTGCGCATAACTTGGGATGTCATCACCCAGCACGGCAGTGGAAAAGTATTCAGAGTTAAGTGCGTCCATTTCTGTGCTGAATGTATATTTCTTGCGGCGGTGGAACTGGATCGAGCGTTGTCGCATCCCTAGCTGATAGGCTTTGTCGCGGGTAGTCACTCCGTCAATTGTGATCTCATCAAGCTTGAATCCGGTATCTGTTGGCAGTAAGCACAAAACTGTAGCCTCTTCCCATGTATCCTCATCAACATAAGTCACGCGAATTCCGTCTGATTCTTCCGGCGTCACAACTGAGAAGCTAGTCTTTAGCGTCTTGGTCATGTTTTGAGGTGTGTACATGTGAGCGTTTAGCATATCGCGCGGCTCGTCACGCACAGGCTTGATCTTGCCTTGGCTTACGGTCATTTCAGAGAAGCCGACATTCAAAGCAGTATTGATGGCGTCACGCACTACGACATTTGAATCATAGATGTACTTAAAAGTGTCGCCGCGCGCTTTCCAGATCGCATCAAGACGGATTAGCTCTGCAATATCAATCTGATCATCATTATAACCAACCGAATGCGCGATATAACGCGCGACCGGAGCAATGTCATTTGTCGGATAAAGCGCGGTAGTAAACGCTCCATCTTGCACGATTTGCAGCTTGCGTTGCGGTACGACATTGATCTTGTTTTCAGTCTGCGATGCGATAGTGTCTGAACCGGTCAGCGTTAATGCTAGAGTAGTGATTCCAGCGTAGCTTGTCGGTGTTGGTAGTAGTGACTTTAGCCCGAACCAATTGATCGTATCCATTGAGTCAGTGGCAGTGTCTTCTGCACCAATTCGACGAACGCGCATTTCATATCTACCATTAGCGATCGCTTGCTGCGGTGACCAACCAAGCTGATCACGCGATGCTCCAGCAATGGTGTAATAATCATCAACTAGCGGATCAATTTCGCCGACCAAACGGATTTGATATTGAACCTGTCGAGATCTACCTTCTATCCCGCCGCTGCTGTTTATTTTTCCGAAACCGTTAGGCGTAGTTAAATCCCATTCGATCAACGATGTTGTTTCACCGAGCGGACAAACAGGAAACCAGCCGAGCCAGCCACCAACTACTGACGATGCGTCTAGCTCTATTGTCGCTCCGGTGATCGTGCCGTCATTCTGAAATCCAGTCCATGTT